TCACCTAATAGCATAACCAAAAGTGAACATAGTTTAATGGTCAGGTCTTACCTGATTATAAGACTACAATAAGAGTACAAAAAGTGTACACGACTGATAGATGTGTACCAATTTGGTACACAATTAAACAAATAGAAATCATGGCAAGAATAAAATATTGTCACTACTGTGCTGCAGATACTACATTTCAAGTTAACAGGTGCGGTAGATGCAAGAAAGCTAACACTCATAAGAATAACAATTCTAGATGGGATAGAGTTAAATTAAAAGAATTAAAATCGTCATATGATGGCACCTAATACTTAAGTAATATGGGAAAAATGAAAGAGTTGTTTATGAAACAACAACAAGAACTTGAATATCAAGAGTTTGATAAAGAACAATTAGAAAAGTTTATTAAAGTGGATGCAACGGCATGTCCAAATTGTTTTAAACCAACCTTACTACGTAATGAATCTGAAGCAAGTTGTGAAGCATGTGGTCAGGGTTTTGATTATGTTGAAGGTGCACTAAGATTTAAATAATGATAAATAGATTAGACGAAATGCATACATATGAATATGAATTAGGTACAACAGGTGCTATAGAATTTGAATATGAGTACGAACCTGGAGAAGCTGAAATAACTTACTATTCTGATGGATCAGGTTACCCAGGTTCAAGTTCAGAAGTAACTATACATCACGCATGGATTCAGCTTAAAGATAAAAGTGGTCAACTAATAAATGTAGACATACTTCCATACATTGATACAATAGAAGAATTAGATTTAGATAATATTATTTATGAAATAAAAAACCGCCATGAAGAAAGATAAAAAAAAAGAAGTAAATAGAGATATCCCACTAAGAGGTCATTGGGAAAAAAGAAACGATGACAATTTAACTCAAGGAAGATCAAAAGAAAAAATGGAAAAAACATATAAAATCCTTGAATGGACTTTTATACTTGCTCTTATAGCATTAGTCAGTTTTGTTATATATTATAGATTTGAGTTATGAATACTATAATATCAGATCCAGGTGATGAACAACCAGGGTGTTATATAATAACACTAATAAATGAAAGATAACTTATTTGTAAAAGCATCTATAAAAGATGGTGAATTACATTTTCCTATAAAAGCTGCAGGAACAAGATTTAAAAAGTTTTTGAATCAGTTACCTGATGACTCTAAATTAGAGATATTTATAGGTGTAAGTGGTGATAAAGGTAGTAATCCTCAATTAGCACGGTTACATGCTATGATTAGAGAAATAGCACAAGAAATTGGCTATACCTTTGAAGAAGCAAAATTAAATGTAAAAAGAGCTTCTGGGTTATGTTTTGTAAGAGATAAGCAAGAGTATTGTAAATCCTTTGCAGATTGTGATAAAGATGAATTAAATCTTGCAATACAAGCATCCATAGAGATGGGAGACTTTAGTGGTATGAACCTAAGATAGCTATTTAACTATAGTCATCTTAGCGTTTATATCTTTTAAAGCTTCAGTAACATCTTGTCCTTTTTCAATCATTGTAGTTAAATCAGCTAACTCAGATTTTGTTACAGTAGTTTCTGTTTCAATTTCTAAACCTTGTTCATGAGCATGATATTTAAAAAGTTGAAGTAGAGAAAAAAGTGTATATATATCAGCTTCAAATTCATCTAATTGAACCTCTACTTGCTCTTCTTTAGGTTTAAGATGTTGTTGAACTATTTCATTAAATTTACCAAAGATAATAGGCATATCAGCACCTCTACCAGAATTAATAATTGCCGTATTAGTAATTCGTTGAAGACCGTGGATATATGCAGGACTTAATTTTATATCTGTAATATTTTTAGTAAAGTCATAGGTAATTTGAGAGTGTAATTTATCGTCAGCCATAGTAATAATTTATTTATAGTACAAAGGTAACAAAAATATGCAAGAAAATATAAATCAAATAAAGAAAACATTAAAATTAAACTTTAAAGAATCTGGATGGAGCAATATATTAAATCCTTTTTTAGATAGCAAAGAGTTTGATAGTATTGTAGATAAGCTAATTAACTTAGTTGAACAAAATAGAAGATTTACACCAAAGTTTAAGGATGCATTTAATCCGTTTATAGAAACAAAATATCAAGATCTTAAAGTTGTTATAGTTAATCAAGACCCATATCCTCAATTAGGTGTAGCAGACGGATTAGCTTTTAGTTGTTCTAAAACTGGCAAAGCAGAAAAAGCTTTACAGTATATTTTTAAAGTGCTCGGAGATGAAGACGGAGATGTTGACTTAAGACGTTGGGCTAACCAAGGCGTACTGCTGATTAATACAGCATTAACATGTGAACTTAATAAAACAGGATCACACTACAGTATATGGAAACCATTTACTGAATATTTATTTAAAAGTATAAACCAAAAAAATAAAAATATAGTCTTTGTACTAATGGGAAGAAAAGCTGAAAGTTGGCAATTGCTCTTAAATGAGCAAAAGATACTTAAGTGTTCACACCCAACATCTGCTGCATATAAAAATGATATATGGAATGCAGATGATATTTTTGAAAAAATAAATAAAGAGCTGGATAGGCAAGATAAAACTTGCATAAACTGGTAATATTTAATATATTTGTAATAATCTAATCAATAATAAATGACTAGTAATCAAACACTTACGCATAAAGAAGAAATTTATGCATTTAAAGAACGTATTTTAAAAACCTATGGGATTAACATACATATTATGGTTGAAGAACGTGCTGAATTTAAAATACATTTAGATGTGCTTCATGCATGTGCACTTAAAGCATTAAAAAATAATGAACCTCTTTTTGATAATATTGAATCTTTAGAACATAGAACTAGATTGAGACCTTATTTAGTTTATGTTCAAGCCATGTCTTATATAGCTTTTAAAGAAGGATATAGTAAAACAGATATTGGTAGAACAATTAAAAGAGATCATGCAACAATTATAAATTCAATAAAACAAGTGGAAAATGCTTTTTTTACTAGTGAATTTATGGTGATTGAAGCATTTAATAATATAACTAAAGAAATACGAGCTTATGTGGGAACTCTTCCAGAAAATATTAAAACACAAATTAACACCAAATCAGGCATTTCTTCTGTTTGGAATGAAGCAAAAAACTACCGTGCCATCTAAATTAGATATAGAAATAACTGATTTAGTAGCAGAAGGGTTTTTAATATATGACGATGGGACGTATAAATTAACATCTCAAGCCAAAGCTTTTATAGCTCACCTAGATAATTATTTTATTAAAGCAAAAAAGAAAACTGATATCCAATTAATGGGTAAGGACTTTGCAGATAAAATAAATGACTATAGAGAAACATTTCCAAATAAAAGATTACCCAGCGGTAAACCTGCAAGAGTTAATGTTAAAATGTTATCAGAATCATTTAGATGGTTCTTTGAAACATATGAGTATGAGTGGAAAGATGTAATAAAAGCTACTAAAATGTATGTAAATGAATACAGGAATGCAGAATATTTATATATGCAAACCAGTCAGTATTTCATATGCAAGCAAGACAAACATAGGGTTAAATCTTCGACCCTAGCTGACTACTGTGATATGATCAGAGATGGTATAGATACTGAAGAAAAAACCTTTAAAGAAAAAGTAGTATAATGAGTAATAAATCAGGATCATGGGTAGGGCAATATGCTGCATTTAATGAAGCATTAAAATATATGTATGCTAGACAAAAAGGTGAAGAAAAATCTATTTACACTCCTTGGCCTAAATTCAATGATGCTGCTACAGATGGTTTAGAATGGAATACATTAACTGTTATTGGTGGTAGACCTGGATCAGGTAAAACTTTAATAAAAGATCAAATTATTAGGGAATCATTTGAATTAAACCCTAATGATGAATTTAGAGTGTTAGAGTTTCAATTTGAAATGGTTGGAAGAACATCAGCTATTAGAGAATTTAGTTCTATTACCGGTAAAACATACAAAGAATTATGTAGTGCAGGTAGTATACTTGGTACAGATATAATAAACCATTGCCATCAATACGCTAAGGAAAGGGTTAAAAATCCAGTAGATATTATTTCTACACCTATGACAGTAAATCAAATGCGTGAGCAAATTGATGTTTATATGGATTTACATAAGGGTGCAAAAACTATGATTACTCTAGATCATACTATGCTAGTAAAAAGAGCTCCTTATCAGAATAACACATTAGATATGTTATTTGAATTAGGTGAGTTTTTTACTCAATGTAAAAGAGATTATCCTTGTTTGTTTATTGCACTATCACAACTCAATAGAAATATTGATAGCCCAGAAAGAGCAATAGACGGTAAGTATGGTAATTATATACTTGAATCAGATATATTTGGTTCAGATGCTATGTTACAACATGCAGATATGTTAATAGGTATTAACAGGCCAGCTAAACAAAAGATTAGGTTTTATGGCCCTGATAGATATATCATTGAAAATGATAGAACATTAGTATTACATTTTCTTAAAGCAAGAAATGGTGATGCACGAATGAGTTTCTTTAAAGCTAAATTTGAGCAAATGAAAATTGAAGAAATGGATACACCTGGTCAACAGGAAAGAAGATAATAAACAAATAACAATAATGTCAATAAGCACTGAAGAACGCAAAAAAAGAATCTCTATTTTAAGAGAGGAGCATGAAGATTACTTTCAAACATCAGGTAATATAAATGCACTATACTATCCTAAAATGGCATATAGGCCATCAGGTAAGGATGATTTACATGTTACATTTTTTCCTAGTGAATTAGAAAAAGAAGAAGACATCTATACTGAATTTGTAAGTATAGATTATGTAAGTGAAGATCCTAAAAGAACTTTATATATTGTTAAACATAACCCACACTGGAAGTCTGAGTATGAATTAATTACAAGTAATAAAGGATTTGTAAGACATATGATACCTGTTAATGAATTGGGGTTTATTAATGATATAACAGGTAGAAATAAGAAGGAAGGTTTTATAAATACTAAAATAGTAGAACCAACTCTTGTACCAGATTTAGGTTTAGAAACATTGTTTGATTTACCCAATCCCGATAAGGTATCAGATACATCTTTATTAGTAGATAAACTTGAAGATATTAATCAAACATTGATAACATTAACCAAAGTAATAAATAAATTAATTAAATAACCATGGCACAAAGTGTATTAGTAATTGCAGACTCAGGAACTGGTAAGTCAACAGCAATAAGAGATTTAAATCCAGAAGAAACTTTCATTATAAATATTGCCAATAAGCCTTTACCTTTTAAAGGTTGGAAGAAAAACTACACACAAATATCTAAACAAAATGAAAAAGGAAATCTAGCATCACATTCTTCTGCTGCAGCAATTATTAAAGTTGCAAATCACGTAGATCAAAAATTGCCACATATTAAAACACTTGTCATAGATGACTGGCAGTATATGAGCTCTTTTGAGTATTTTGATAGAGCTAATGAAAAAGGTTATGATAAATTTACTCAGATTGCAGCAAACTTAGCTATGGTCGCAAAGCTTCCAAAAGATTTGAGAGATGACCTAATTGTTATCTTTTTAACTCATTCTGAAGATTCAACTGATATCAATGGTAATAGAAAAATTAAAGCTAAAACTGTTGGTAAAATGATTGATAATACATTAACTTTGGAAGGTCTGTTTTCAATAGTTTTATTTGGGAAGGTAAATAAAAACGATGATGGTGAACTTATTTATGGTTTTGAAACTCAAAACAATGGAGAGAACACATGTAAATCACCACAAGGTATGTTTGAAGATTTCTTCATTCCAAACAACCTGCAGTACGTAATAGACTGCATGAAAAAATATGAAGAATAAATAATTAATTAAATAAAAACCAAAAAAGTTATGTTAAGTACTAGTGGAATGAAAGCCGGAAACGGCAAAGAAAAGCCGGTTTTAGAACCAGGTAATCAAGTTGTTAAAATAAATGAAATTACATTTACTAAAACTCCTTATGATGCAGAAGCATATAATGTTATGTTACATGTAGAAGGAGAGCCTATGGAAGGAGATTTTCAAGGTTTTTTAGTAGATGTTAATAAACCTGATGGCATGCGTTATGCGGGTCAAGTTGGAAGAGTGAGAGCAACTCAGTATGCATTTAAAGATACTACACTTCCAAGTGGCGTTGAAATTAGTAGAGATACTGAAGTTATGAAAGCTATGATATTTTTAGCTGAACAATTAGGTAAACGTGCTGAATTAGATGCTATCCAAGCAAACACAATTGAAGAATTTATGATTGCTTGTAATGGTGTATTATCAGGACCTACATATGTTAATGTATGTCTTGGAGCTCGTGAATGGGAAAATAAAGAAGGTTATATGAATAATGATCTGTTTTTACCTAAAAGAAATAAGGGTGAAGTACCTATTGAGTCAATAGATGTTGAAATTAGTGCTTCTAAATTAATGACCTATGACAGCAATAATAAAAATCATTTTAAAGCCGGAGTAAAGAAAGTTGTTGCTGAAACAAATAGTTTTGAGCCAGCAAAAACATCTGGTGATGATTTTGATTTGTAAGTTGTTGATATAAAATTAATGGGGGTGGCTTCGGTCATCCCCTTTTTTTTATTTAATTTTAGCTATTATGTTTAACACAAAAAATTTAGTACTAAATGAATCTGATATACCTAGCTATTGGGTATTTCAATATTATTTAAATTTATCTGAACCATTAACAGGTCAGGATATAAAAATTACATCAGTATTTAATCCTAATGAAAAAACTCCTAGCTTTTGTGTTTATGTAGATACAAAAATTAAACAGTATAAGTTTAAAGACTTTTCTACAGGAAAAAATGGTAATAAGATTGACTTGGTTAAAATGATGTTTGATTTAGAATATTCAGCAGCATCAATGAAAATTGTAAAAGACTACAATATTTATGTTAAAACAAATGGATTTGAAAAAATAGATTTTAAACCAGCTGCTAAATGGGTGGTTGATTTTGTTAAACCAAGACCATGGAATGAAACTGATGGTGCTTATTGGCTATCATTTAGAATTGGAATGTCTATTTTAACAGAATATAATGTTAAACCTATTGAATATTATAATCTTATTAAATCTGAGTCTGATCAAGTTAAAGCATTAAAAATACAAGGTAATAGTCTTTATGGATACTTTAATAAAGCAGGAGAGGTATATAAAATCTATCAACCTACCAGTAGTAAACATAAATTTCATAAGGTAAAATCATATTTACAAGGCTATGACCAATTAAAATTTAATCAGCCATACTTAGTGATATGTTCCTCACTAAAGGATGCATTGTGTTTGAAAGGTATGGGTTATAATATAGAGGTTATAGCTCCAGATAGTGAGAATACTATGATTAAACCGCATGTCATTGAACATTTAAAAAAAAAGTATAAAAAAGTAATAACCCTTTTTGATAATGATGAAGCGGGTAAAAAAGCAATTAATGCATATGCAAATGCATATAAAATTGATGGCTTTGCTTTGACTATATGCAAAGACATATCAGATGCTATGAAAGAACATGGACTTGAGAAAGTTCATGCTCATTTAAAACCTTTATTAAAATTGGCATTAAAATAATAATATGGAAAATAAAAAATGGTTTATACCTGGGTCAGTGCCCAGTAGTAAAAATGGAAGAAGATGGACAGGTAAATACTTTATAGCTAGTAAAGCTGTAATGAATTATAGAAAAGTAGCTAAGGATTATTACGCAAAATAT